TAAAACACCAATACCTAATGTATAGGTAAATATTCCAGTATTTAATGGGTTTAATGGGTCTTGTGATGAAGTTGTCCATCCGTGTTCCTTTATATTTGGTACAAGGAAGTTTGCCCTTAAAAATTGATTTTGTAATCCACCTTCATTATTCCATTTAAACTTAAATCTATATTTTCCTTTTGTTGGTATTCCTTTGTTTGGATCATTTGAAATAACTTGTTGACCAAATTCATTTGTAATTACATAATCCAAATTCATTGGTACGTTTACTAAATAAGAACCGTCCCCATCAATTACATTTCCATTTTGTTCAAACTGATATTCTTCAAGAACTGGTAAATTTTGTTGATCTAAAAATATTGTTTGTCTTATTGCTTGAATTGACCCACCACCAGCAATTAATTCACAAAGATTTCCGGTATTGTTTTTTGGTTTACAATTTTTCTTTAAGGCATCGTCATCAGTTGTTGAGATAATAGAACCCATAAATACTGAAGTTGGATTTATACTTATATTGTTACTTTGTGTTAAATCAAAATCACATCTTGTAATCCCTAAAGAACAAATATTTGGTTCACCCCATAAAGGTGAAATGTCTATAATTCTATTTGATGTTACAATTTGTGGTAGCTCATTTAAGTTTGTAGAACTTTTAAATTTAGAACCACTTACTTGGGCTTCAGTTGCTTGACCCGATTGTATAAGGTCTTGTGGTGAAAGTGAAAAACACCCAATGTCTGACAAATCTACATCTAAAAATACAGTTTGAGAACCAACTGGAACTCCAAATATCATATAATCACCACTCTCATTTGTTTTTGTAGTAAATTTATAATATTTGTCATAAATTTCTATTTGAGTTTGATCTATTAGGATTTCTTCTTTTGTTGGAAATGTCCCAGTTGCGGCATGCGTTGAATATGATGGCTCTTTTGGTAATAAGTTATATCTATATCCATCTTCACTTACATCAGATAATGTTTTGTATGGATATAAATCGGCAATTAAAGGATTATTTTCATCTTCAGTTGTTTGAGGAATAAAAACAGACACCTTTGCATTTGGAATTCCGAAACCATTATTAACAGAAACTCGACCTACAATAACCCCGTAGTCAGAACAAGGTCTAATGTATATGTCACTTTGATTGATTTTTAAAGAAAGTATTTCTAAAAAATCAAAATCTTGTTCTAGTTTTACGTCAATATGTTTGTCTATACCGACTTGGGTTCGTATTCTATATGATTTTGGCATTAAAATTCACTTTTTTGATAAATAGTTTATTTCCTATTTTAGAAAAATAATCGAATTATTAAAAAAATAAATTATCAAGAAAAGTTGATTGTTTTAAAGTTTAACACTCTAACATTAATGTCCTTATTTGGGAATCTAATTTGGTAGATTTGTGTTGGTTCAGCAAAAATTGTATCAGCAATAAGTTCTATTTGTCTTGTTGCAGGATCAGAATATCTTTGTGATGTTTGTGATGATGAATATTGACCACCAACATTATTAAAAAATTGTATATCTGATATTGATATTACACCATTTTCATTTTGAATCAATCTTCTAAGTTCAGATACGTAAACATTTTTTCCTAATTGTTGTGTTAATGGATTAAAATAGGTTGTTATAATATCAATAATTTTACTAATAATAGCACCTTGGTTTTGACTAGCGTCTAATACAACATCAACATTTACAGATAAATCAACAACACTTGCAGTTTCAACAGAAATGTAATCATTTATCATTCTATAGTTTGATAGATAATTTGCAACATTATTTTTAAGTGTATTTGAATTTGTTTCTGTTAAATTACCACTAGTATCATAAGACAACATTTTAATTTTAATTTTGTTGTTTTCTTCAGTAACAGAAACTTTTGCTGGTGCACCAAATTGTGATGGCATCATTCTTAAAACAGATTCATAATCATTTACAGTTACAGCTCTATTTTGTGCCGCAAAGTTAAACGAAACGTATTGTCTTACTTCTTCGGTTGTCGGTGCGTCAGCACCACCAATTGCTGCTGTAACATTGTTTGCTCTTAGTGAATTAACAACAGTTGTGTTAATTGATTCAGATGGACCATTAACAAAAAATGATACTGTACCTATTTGATTTATTGTATTTATACCAAGATTTGTTCCTTGACCACCACCAATTCTATACTGAATGAATAATGTTGAGTTTGATTTAAGTGCGGCACCTAATGCAAGATTATTAGAATATTTACTTAAATTCATTTCTAAACCACTTCTTGCAAAATCTCTTAATTGTTCTTCAGCTGATACATTACCACCACCAAAAGTCATCTTTAAATAACCTTCTGGTGTATATTCAGTTACAAATTTTGTGTTTGTTGTAATATATGTTCCAACTTTTATTCCGGGTTGATCAGATACTTTGGTTGGGTCCTCAATGAACACTCTATCTTCAGCTAGAGCTTTTACTTCATACCATCTATTATCAAGACCTAAAAATTCTTGTGGTTGTGGGATATTTGTATATTGAGTACCATCTTTTAAAAGAACACTTGTTATACCTAAAACATTTTTTTCTGGTAAAAATAATTCAAAAAATGGTCTTACATCGTTTGGTGTTATTGTTCTTTTAAAAACCTTGGTAATACCATTAACAACAACTTCTCTTTTTGTAATTGTGTAATTTAATAATTTACCATTTGAATCGAAATTTGGTATTTTTAATCTGTTTGGTGAACCTTCAGAATTTATTGGTGACGCAAAATCAATGTCGTAAACAGTTTCAAATGGTTGTCCGGCACCACTAACTTGTGATCCCCTTCTTAATACTCCACAATATCTTAAATCTTCTCTATCACCAAAAGCAGGAACTATAATTGAAAAATCAACTAAAGCAACAGAAGGTCTTTGTCCTGGTATTTTTAAACCATAAGTTCTTGCAATATTATAAATTGATGATTTTTGTTGTGCATATTGTAATACAGTTTCCTGGATACTTCTATCAATATGAAATTGTAAATTATCCGTTACTGCGGCATTTAAATCCAACATAACGGAGAAAACTCCAGCGTCATTAAAATTCTGAATTAAATCTGGATAATAAGTTCTTGTAAAATTTATTAACTCGGTTCTAATCCCTTGGAAATCTCTTGTTGTATATGATATTTTTTTTTCTGCCATAATGTTTTATTTTTATATACTAAATTTTCTTACCGCACGGACGTATTGTGAAGAATTTTTAGAAGGACTACCACTAACCCCATCATAGAAGCTAAGAATAAATGCATTGGTTGCAGTATACTCTGTACTACTCCAATACTCATTATAAATAATTTGAGTAGCTCCACTTATATTTCCAAAAGATGAATTACCTGATAATGTTTTATTTACATTAAATCTGTTTTGCCAAAGTAAACTTAATTCATCAATTGCAGGTAAATACCAACCTGGCATTGATGGTGAAGTATTATTAGTAGCAAAATAAACAGCTGTTGAAAAAATGATAGGTGGTATAATACTACTATTTATTATTTGTGTGTTTCCCGAACCATCCCAAGTGGAATTATTATTTAACTGAGGTGGTACTGGTCTTGGGTCCCATGCTACACTTGTAGAAGAATCTGAGATAGCAACAACTAAATAATATTGAACACCATTATCAATATATCTATGAAAGATTACACCACCTTGTGCAGGTACATACTCTCCTATTTCATAGGTATACTCACCAATTCCAGTTAAATTTGAGCCGTCACCATAAAATGTTACACCACTTATTGTTGTTGCAGATAATGTGCCATTTACCGTAAGTCCAGTTACAGTATCTATTGTTGTACTAAATGTATTTCCAGAACTATCACTAATTGTAAATGTATTATCTTGATATGTATAACCTGTTACATACGTGTCTGTAATACCAGAGTTAATATAACTTTTTAAATCAGTAACTCTTATATTTTTTGTTGTACCAGAATAAACATCATAATTTACTATCGCAAGTAAATCATATGGTGTTAAACCAGAAGCTGTAACATTTTGTAATTGTGATATTCTTTTATTTGCCATATACTATTAAATATTTATAATTACAAAATCACTAGTTTCAAAAACAGTATTTGTTGATTTATATTCAATTTTTATTCTTGCCGTATGTTCTTTTTGTGATATTCCAGGTACTTTATATGCTAGCTCACCATTACTATCAACATATGTTCCTTTGTCTTCATCTTCTAATGATGCGTCTGTAATGCTTATTTTTGTGATTAAAAGATTTGGAATATATCTTTCAACAGAATCTCTAATCTCAGATTCAATGTCAGAAAAGGTTGGTCCATCTAATGGTTCAAAAATATACTCATATAATCTTGTCCCAAAATCTGGTAAAAAATATCTACTTCCTTTTCTTGTTAATAATAAATGAATTAAATTACTTCTTATTTCTTCTGAAGTTGTATCTGAAGTGTCCAGATATTTTCCAACAAAAGAATCTCTAAAGGGAAAATTTATTCCATAAGTAATACCATTTGCCATATTCAATAAATATAGTGTTGGTACATTTTATCTAAATAAAAAAATCCCTACTTTCGTAAGGATTCTTTTAAGTTTGTACTACCCTTCTCATATGAGGGCTCATAAGGGCAATGTTTGCATTTTGAGCCACAGCATTTGCCTCTTTTCATGTGAAAGGATTCGGTCATTACAATATTTCCAAATTTATCTTTATAGAAATCTGGTTCTGGAGTTTTTTTTGTTATCTCCTGAACGTATAATTGTTGGACCCAATCTTTTGATGCATTTACATTCATTTTAATTAATTTTTCTTTGGTTATAAAACGCTAACAATACTTGATATGTTAGCGTTATGTCATTACCCCAGGTTACTTTCATAATTAAACAATTTCACATCCCGAAGCTCCACATGCTATTTCACCACTCAAGTCGGTATTATCTTGCAACTCAATAATTTTTGTAAGATCAACATTTTTTAATGTTTTTACCAATCTTTCATATTCTTCTTGTGTGCAATCTTGGAAAGGTGCCTGTGTGTAAGTACCTCCGTTGAAGGGCAAAACTGATAATCCGTTATAGAATTTTCTGTTTTTCCACATCCAATCACCAACTAAATCCCATTCATCTTCTTTAATTGAAACTGTTGCGGATACATTATGTGTGTTTTGACCGGTTCTATGTCCAGATTTAACCCACTCTTGTGATACTTTTTTCACTCTTTCCAACATTTGGAATACAGATTCATATCTCAAGATTGATCCTTCTGGTGCTTTTTGTGGAATTGTAATTACTGCAGTATCGTGTGGTCTAAAATATTCATCTTCAACAAGTTCCGGGTGATTGATTGCAAGATATGAATATATTGCTTCATTCTTTCCAACACGGATTCTTCTTAAATAATAATCATTATGCCAAGCGTGAATACCAGATGATGTTCCCAATACTAATGATGAGGTACCAGATGGTTTAACGGTTGTTGTTCTTGCTGATTTATTAATACCAATAAGTCCAGCAACTCTTTCGTTTTCTTCTTTAACCGCGTTTGCTGCTGCTTTCATATCGTAACCTAATACAACTCCAGAACCAATACCTGTCATCCCAACTCCAATAAGAGCGTCTTTTTCTGTTGTTCTTTTCCATACGTCTCTTAAATAATGGAAGTCAGTATAACCAGCTTGTAGTGTTCCGATAAATGCCGCACCTTTTACTCTATTTTCAAAATC